GAATAGTAGAAGAGGTTGTCTATGTCTTAATGAAGATACATACGATGTTAAGTGTTGTAAAGGACACCTAATGGAACAAGGTATCGGTGTAATTGAATCACCAAGAAGAACAATAGGTGGCGCATTCTCCGATGGATTTAGTAGTGGATTTGAAATAATATTCGATTAAATTTACAAATAAGAATCATATGGCAGAATTAAGTAAAAATCAACTGAAGTCAGATAATAATCTAGATTTTCCTAACAATAACATTGGTGCAATCACACCGGCAACCTTACGTTCATTCAACGCGGATATGATTGATTCGACTGTGAATCAAACCATATATACTGCAGATTCTGCTAGTTGGACTAATGATATAGATGTACTACAAGCATTTAGTGCATCACAATACAATTTAAATAGAACTCTTGCAACCACAGGTTCAAATACCTTTGTTGGTAATCAAATCGTTAGTGGTACTGTATTCACTAATGCACTTGATACTACAACTGGTAACACACTTACCATTTATAGTGATTTAGATGTGAGTGGTAGTTTTGTTTCTAATTTACAAGCAGGATATGTGTGGTTAGGAAGTACTAATGGAAGGGCAGTAGCAGTTCCATCATCTTCTATCGCAGCAGGTGGTTCAACTGATTTAAGTGCATTAAACGCATTCACTGCATCACAGAATACAAAGAATAGTACTCTTGCATCTTATACAGGTAGTAATGATACAAAGTGGAATACATTAGGTGGATTGACTGGTAGTTTTGCAACTACTGGTAGTAATACATTCGTAGCTACTCAAACTATCAATGCGGATTTAATCGTTAGTGGTACAATCAATGCATATAAAATTAATACAACAATAGAATCCTCTTCGGTAATATTCAGTAGTGGTTCTAATATATTAGGTGATTCTACTTCAGATACACAAACCCTTAATGGGACAGTGATAGTATCAGGGTCACAAAGAATAACGGGTAGTACATCAACTACTGATACCATAACCATAAACAAAAGTGGTGGTAATGGATTAGTAGTACCTTCAAGTGGAATAGCTGCAGGAGGAACTATCACAGGTGCTAATGGAATATACGCACTTAATAGTAATGTAATATCAGCAGCAAATACAAACAATTCAGGTTCACAATATCCAGGATTTACTGCAATAGTTTCTGCGGCTGAAACACCAACTGATGTATATGGTGGATTCTCAATCAATAATAGTGCAGCAGAAACCTTATTAGGTGTAGTGGTACAAAGTTATTCAACAGAATATGGTGCACAACCAGTTCCAATGATATTTGGTGGTACGAACTATAATGGTTCTGCTACTGCAATAGGATTATCAGGAAGTGTAATCGATTTATGGAAACCAACTAATGTTAAGAGTGGATTATCCATAACTGGTAGTGTAGGAATAACTGGCAGTGCAACAATAACTGGCACTACAACAATAACTGGTAGTGTAGGAATAAGTGGTAATCAAACAATAGGTGGTACACAAACTATTACAGGAGCACAAACTCTTAATGGTAATGGTAATGTTGTTAGTGGTAGTATAAACTTTAATGGAACTGCAAGATTTAATAATACTGCATCACTTTATAATACTATAAGATTAAATAATAATATAAGTCCTGATACTAACTTTTTAACTGTGGATGTTGCATCAGGCTCAATAGTTTTACAATCACCTAATGCAGGTGGTGGTATTAGTGGATTAGCACATTTAAGTTCATCTGCTGTTTCTACTCAAGTAAACTTAGTATTCAAAAATAGTACAACAGCTGCTGATACAATCATATCAGGTAGTAACAACATATTTGTAAATCAATCGGCACCAACTGCAGGTTTCAAAAGATATTTCGGTGGTAGTGGTAATATAGCATTACAAAACAATGCAATACAGATAACTGGTAGTATGGGATTCTCTCCTACTATGAATAATAATATATGGAATGGTAGTGCTGGTATAAGTATGAGAGGACCTGCCAGTTCATCTGCATGGACTATATCAAATAACATAGGAGCAAACTCAACTGCTTGGACTATAGGAACTGCAGCAGGAACTCCTGCTAACCAATTGATATCAGGATTTAATGCAACAGGAAATGTTGGTTCTTTAAACCCTGCTATAACTGCATATAAAACACCTCTTTCCGCATCAGTTGCTTTTACAAATAATAATGGAAGTGGACAGATATCAATGAACTGCGATAGTTCATCTATCTCATTTGCAAATAACTTAACTGCAGGTAGTACAACGATAAACAACTCATACTTCCCTTCGACAGTAAACTCAAATGCTTCAATTGCTTTAAGTAATAGTACTATTTTTGGTACATCTACTACAATTAATGCATCAGGTAGTGATACTACATTTACCGCAGTTGCACCAAGAGGAGCATTTAATAATATAATTGGTGGATACTCTACAATAGGATTAGTTTTAAATGGAGATAATTCATCACTAAACTCATCAGCAATAGTAGGTGGTGGATTAGTAGTAACCGGTTCAAATAGTAAAGTTGCAGGAGCAACTGCTAATGCGGATTTCGGTTCTGCATTCTTTGGTAGATGGAATGATGTAAATGGTAATAGAGCATTATCTGGTCCAACTGTCTTTGCAGTAGGAACTGGTACATCAACATCACTTAGAAAGACTGCATTCTTAATTGATTCAGGTTCTAATACCTTTGTAGAAGGTACATTAAACGTAAGTGGTAGTACTTCTATGACAGGTAGTTTAAGTGTTAATGGTAGTACCATAGTAAGTGGTAGTGTAAGAGGTAATGTGTTAACACAAACTATTATATCTACAACTGCATCATTTGATTTCAGTACTGCTAACTTCTTTGAATTAACTTTAGTTAATGCTACTAACACAAGAGTAGAAGCAACTAATGTTCAACCAGGTCAAACAATAAACGTATTGGTAAAACAAGCATCTAGTCCTGGTAATGGAACAATATCATTCAGTTCTGCATTTGATTTCCCTGCAGTATCACCATACACTGCATCGGTAATAGCAGATGCTAAAGATATACTTACATTTGTAACATTTGCAAACACAGGTTCAATATACGCTGCAGCAGTTAAAAACTTAATATAATATGAGATTTTCACCATTTTCATTTCAAGGTTCAACCGGAGTACTTTCTGAATACTTAATTGTAGGAGGTGGGGGTTCTGGTGGAGATGGATTAAGCGGAGGTGGAGGAGGAGGAGGTGCAGGTGGTTTTGTAACCGGCTCACTTACTTTAGATTCACTTCAAACATATCCAGTAACAATTGGTAGTGGTGGTATATTCATTTCAAATACAGTAACCGGTAGTAATGGTCAAACATCATCCGTATTCGGTGCATCCGCATTAGGCGGAGGTGGTGGTGGTGGTAGTTGGGCAGTATTAGTTGATTCAGTATATCAACAAGTTGTCTTAGACGGAGCTGCACCAACTTCTGGGTTCGTAGGTTCGGGTGGTGGAGGAGCAGGTGGAGTTCAGACTGGTAATAACGGAAGTAGTGGTGGACAAGGAACTTCACCACAAGGTACAAGAGGAGGAGATTCAACTTTCTACAATCCTTCTTATGGAGGAGGTGGTGGAGGAGGTTCTGCAGTGACAGGTTCAAAACCAATCGTTGTTGGAGGTAATACGACAGTAGGTGGTAATGGTGGTAATGGAACACAATGGTTAGATGGAAACTACTACGCAGGTGGTGGTGGAGGAGCTGGTGGAGCTGCATCTGCTAATGCTGCTGAAGATAGTGGTAGTGGTGGATTAGGTGGAGGTGGTAATGGTGCATCAGGTGGCACATACCAAACACCAACAGCAGGTTCAAACGGAACTCCAAACACCGGAGGTGGTGGAGGTGGAGCATTTGGTAAGTTTCAAGGAAGTCCAAGTGTGCCAGTATCAGGTGGACCAGGAAGTGGTGGTAGTGGTATCGTAAAGATTAGATATGAAGCAGGATTACCTCTTGCAACAGGTGGAACTATTACTTCAGGTAGTGGTTACATTTATCACACATTTACATCAAGTGGAAACTTTACATTTACTAATTAGTGAAAAAACTAATTAGTTAATTAACTAAATATAAATTAAAATAACTATTTTTTAACTCTGCTGTGTTATTACAGCTATAAAGAAAAAACAAACAGATATGAACTCAAAAACAGTCTTACAAAAAATAATGACTTTACTTTCTTCAAAAGAAGTAACATTTACATACGCGAGATTGAAAGATGGTACGATTGTAGAATCACCAACTTTTGACGTAAATGAAACATTAGAAGTAGTTTCAGAAGATGGAACTAAAACTCCAGCACCAGATGGTACTCACGAATTAGAATTAAAAGATACTGAAGGTAACGAAAGTTATATCAAAGTAATTTCTAAAGATGGTATCATCGTTGAAAGAGAAAACGTAGAATTGGCAGATGCTGAAACTAAAAAGGTAGAAGATACTCCTGAAGCAGGTAATGCTGATAAAGAGAATGTAATGCCAGAAGTACCAGGTGAAATCAAATCAGGTACAATTAAAGCAGCTGAAATTGATGAAGTTTCAGATGTAATGCCAGAAACTGATGGTGAACCTTTAGCACCTATTGAAGATGAAACTGAAATGGGAGCAAAAATTGAAAAGATGGCTTATAGAATCGCTGAGATGGAAAAGAAAATCGCTAAGATGGAAGAAGCAATTGTTCCTCCTGTTAATTCAGAAGTAACTGAAGAAGTTGCTGGAATTAAAATGGAAGAAGAATTACCAAAATTAGATGGTGCTCCAATCGAATCAGTTAAGATGTCTACAATAGAACAAAACGCAAAAAATTATGGTAAGAAGATAGAAAATTCACAATCAAACTTCCTATCTAAATTATACAAATAAAATTATTTAATTTCAAAAGAAAAAAACAATGAACAGAAAACAAAATTTCGCATTGCCAACCATTGATAACTCTAGTTATAGAGGTGAGGCAGCATCGGGATACATCGCAGCAGCGTTGTTAAGTGCAAACACATTGGATAAGAAATTGATTACTATCATGCCAAACGTGAAGTACAAATCAGTTATCCAAAAATTAGACGTAAGTGGTATCATACAAGATGCTTCTTGCGATTTCGTAACAAGCGGTTCAGTAGCAATATCTGAACAAGTCCTAACTCCAAAAGAATTACAAGTTAACTTACAATTATGTAAGCAAGAGTTTGTTGATTCATGGGAAGCATTACAATTAGGATATAGTGCATTTGACACTATCCCTGCATCATTTAATGATTTCTTAGTATCTTACGTTGGTGGTAAAGTTGCAGAAGCAACTGAAACTGCAATCTGGCAAGGAACTGAATCAAATGGTTCTTTCTTAGGTTTCCAAGCCCTATTATCTGCTTCAGCAGTAACAACTGGCTCTACATCAGTAGTAGCAGCAGGTGCTAGTTCATCAACTTCTAACGCTGGTGCAATCTCTGGCTCTGTAACATCTACAAACGTAATTTCTAAATTAGATTCTATCGTATCTAGTATTCCAACTACTGTCTATGGTAAACAAGATTTAGTTATATATGTTTCTACAAACGTAGCTAAAGCATACCAACAAGCAACTTCAGGTCAAACATCAGCAACATCTTATGGTGCTAATGGATACAACAATCAATTCACTATCGGTGAAAAACCATACAATTACAATGGTATTGATTTAGTACTTTGCCCAGGTTTAGGAGCTAACGTTGCTATCGCAGCACAAAAATCTAACTTATTCTTCGGTACTGGTTTGTTATCAGACCAAAACGAAGTAAGAGTGTTAGACATGGCAAATCTTGATGGTTCTCAAAATTATAGAATTATCATGAGATACACCGCAGGTGTTCAATATGGTATCGGACAAGATATCGTATACTACGGAGCATTCTAATAAAACTTTATAAAAGGTGAGGAGTAAAATAAAAAAGAAACTCACCTTTTTTTTAACTAACACAATAAACGGGAAAATATTATGGCATTAACAGGTCTAAATTGTCAGTTATCTGCAGGACGTAACGAAGTATGTAAGGAATCCGTTGGAGGTATACAAGGTGTTTATTTTATAAATTACTCAACAGGGTCATTTACTAAAGTAAATAACGAAGTAACCGTCATTCCATCAGGAAGTACTTTATACTATTACGAACTAAAAGGAACATCGGCATACACAGAGACAGTTAATTCATCAAGAGAAAATGGTACAACATTCTTTTCACAGGATTTGACATTGAACTTGAAGAAATTGACTAATGAGATGACTACACAATTGAAGTTGATGGCTTATGGTCGTCCTCAAATCATTGTATGGACACAAAACGGTCAAGCGTTATTGTTAGGTGAAGTCGAAGGATGTGATGTAACTGCGGGAACTATTCAGACAGGTGGAGCATTGGGTGACCTTTATGGTTATTCAGTTACGCTTCAGGGTCAGGAGAGATTACCAGCAGCATTCATATCAGGCTCAACTACAACAAGTGCGTTAGGTGGATTAACTCAAAACTTCTCTGTTGTATATGGTGCGTAACTAATATACAGCATAACGAATAAACAAGGTGGGACAGAGTTCCACCTTTTTTTATGCCGTAACTATTTTAAGTTCAAGCGGTGTTATTATTAGTAAATAATAAGATAATGCTACCATATTATATATCACAATCCAATTCATACACCTTTAGAACCGAAAATACGGGTTCTACCTATAATCAGTTCACTATGAGTTTAACTGATATGATGGGTTTAAACACCTTCACAGGAAGTATGAGCGGTACTGGATTTACATCCTATGAAAACATACTTGCATTCACTGCATCAATTAGTGGTGCATATGTAGGGTCTGAATACCGAATGAGAATGTTAAATGGTGATTCCGTAATATGGGATGGTACTATACAGGTATTCGCATCACAATCACAGGATAAATCAGTATATGAGAATAAGAATACTCAATATATTTCGAATACATCCGAAAACAAATATGTAATATACGAATAATATGAAACAACAACAAAACTTTGCAATTGTAAATGTAAACAATAATCAATTACCGGTTATTAACGAAGATACAAAAACTCGTTATAGTTGGGTGCCTTTTGGTGTTTATGGTGGAGATGATTTCTTTGATGCTATAGTTGCATCATGGAATGTATCTACTACTAACGCAGCAGCAATAGAAGGTATAGCCGATTTAATCTATGGTAAGGGGTTATACTCTAAGAATGAAGGGTTCAATGAACAATTACAAAGAATCATACCACAAGAGGAAACAAAACGTGTTACATTCGATTTAAAGTTGTTTGGTAACGCTGCATATCAAGTGTATTGGAATGATGAACATACAAGGGTAATCAAACTATACCACATACCAGTACAAACACTTAGAGCAGAAAAGATTTATAATAATCCTCGTGTAGAAAATTATTACTATTGTACTGATTGGCGTGACCAACGTAAAGTAAAAGATAAGAAAAAGATTCCTGCATTTGGTACATCAAATGAAAAGATGGAGTTATTGTATATAAAGAACTATTGTCCTGGATTATACTACTACTCTCTACCAGATTGGGTTTCAGCATTACAACTTGCTATAAGTGAAGGTGAGATTTCAAATCTACACTTCAATAATATTACTAATGGTTTCTTACCAGCAGTAATGATTAACTTTAATAATGGAGTTCCGGCACCTGAAGAAAGACAAACTATTGAGGATTTAGTTAGTGCTAAGTTTACTGGTACGGATAATGCTGGCCGTTTTATGTTATCATTTAATGATGACCCTGCAATGAAACCTACATTAGATGTAATTAATATTGAGAACTTACATGAAAAGTATCAGTATGTTGCAGAATATATTCAGGATAGAATCCTAGTAGCACATAGAGTTACTTCACCACTTCTTTTTGGTATTAGAACAGCTAATAATGGTTTTAGTTCTCAATCAGAAGAAATGAAAACAGCATTCTCAATCATGCAAACAATGACAGTATCTCCATTCCAAAATCTAATACTAAACGCATTAGATGGGGTTTTAAATGAAGGTGGTTGGAGTGAAACTGATTTATACTTTGAACAATTAACTCCTTTAGCTATATTATCAGAACAAGCTGCAGAGACTGATAAGACAGTTGCACAAGTGGAAGATGAAACAAATAAAGCAATGGAGAATCCTGCTATAACTGAAGATGGTGTTGATGAAACAATCAATGATGCACCAGTAAACGCAGCTGAAGAGAAATTCATAAGAAGTACACAAGCATTTTTCAAACAAAATTACGAATAAACAAAGACTATGGCATACGCATTATTTATAACAAGAAACGATATCATTAAGAACTCACCCCTACAAGGTGCTCTTGATGCAGATGCTCTATTACCATTCGTAAGAACAGCACAAGATAAATACTTAAAGAATCTATTGGGAACTGTCCTATTCTTTTATCTTCAAGATAGAATTTTAGATAACACTGTCGGTAGTTTAAGTTCGTATTATCAAGACCTCTTAGATGATTACATTAAGAATACCCTAATATGGTATGCTTGTGTTGAATACATCCCTTTTAGCAGTGTCCAATTCAAATCTAATGGTAGTGTTAAACAAACATCAGAACAAGGTTCAGCACCTTCTAAAAGTGAAATAGATTACCTTTTAGGTAAAGCATTAAACAACGCAGATTATTACGCACTACGTTTACAAAACTATTTAATCGCATATTCAAACAATATACCACAATATCTTGAATCAGTTGGCAATCAGACTCAGATTTATCCTGACCAATCGAATCAATATTTTGGAGGTATTCAACTTTAATAACTTATGGCAGCAATAGTACATAATTCAGGTGTTAACTATACCTTGTATTATAACACAATCAATTTCTTTAAAACCATAATGAATAACCATCCCTCTATTGAGGTGGTTACACATGGTGATATAGTAGATTTTGATTCTAGAGAGTATCCGGCATATCCAATTGGAAACGTAAACATTTTAACTGCTGATTTTAGTGAGAATACAACGAACTATTCGATTGTATTAACCATTGCTGATAAGATTAAAAATCTTAACAATGATTCAGGTGTTAGAACGAATGCACAAACAATACCCTTTAAGGGAGTGGATGATACAGTTGATATACATGCTAATACGTTAGCAATTCTAAATGATTTAACATCATACGTTCAGAGGGGGGTGGACGGGTTTGAAATAAACGAACTCATAACCTGTACCAAATTTGAAGAAAGGTTCAATAATGGTCTCGCTGGTTGGACAGCAGAGTTCACATTAACTACCCACAACGACCGCGACCGTTGTCTTTTTTTTTTGATAACACCGGAGCAAGTTAATGATTATAGAATATCGGCGTGTTTAAGTGGGATGGAATATTACGCTACCTTCGCAAGTGAGGTAGTACCAGGACAAGTAATGAGTACGGTCAAAACACCGGGAGCATCAATTACTTATCCAAACTTAATTTGTTATAGAATAGAACAACAGGTGGATGTTCCTGAAAGTGAGATTGATTATTCAAATCTTCCAGTCTTAGCATTACCGGTAGCAAATTATGGAACATGTGAAGAATGTGAATTGTGGATAAATCCAAAAGTATGGAAAACAACACCAGCAACGTGGGGATTAGCTCCATACGCTGATTTTAGGACATGGGCAACAACATAAAATAAAAAAATAGAATATGGGTAATTTAAATAATCTTTATATATCAGCATCATTTCAATCCCTATTACATTTAGGGAATGATAGTATTATATCTTCTTCATTAGTAGGAATACAAGATGGATTTGGTAATTCAGTTGGTATTGCAGTAAACTCTGCAGGAGATTTATCATTAAGTGGTAGTTTAACTGCATCTCTTCAACAAGGATATGTATGGGTAGGTAATTCAGTAAATAAGACTGTTTTAGTTCCAACATCATCATTTGCTGGAGGTGGTAGTGCAACTTGGCCAGTTAGTGGTACACCATCAGGTATCGTATCTGGCTCATCTCAATTAACATCATCTTACGATAGTAGATATGCACTAAGTGGTAGTATCAATTTAACTTCGTTAAATCAATTTACTGCATCACAAGAAACAAAGAATAGTACACTTGCAACATATACTGGTAGTGTTAATACTCAATTAACTAATTTAAGTACATCACAATCTATCGATAATCAGAAATGGATAAATATCTCTACTCAATCAGGTAGTTGGGGTGGTGGTGGAACTATCAATACAGGTAGTTTTGCAACAACTGGTTCAAACGTATTCGTAGGTGAACAATATATTAATGGAGGTAGACATCTTCAAATAGAACGTTCATCAACAGGTCCTTCACAATATCTTCGTTTAGGACCAACTGATAATGAAAACAACTTTGCATTCATTGTAACTGGTAGTGGTCAAAATCCTGGACAACAAGTATGGGGTATTAACGTAGGTGGTGGTATATGGGCAAACTCATTTGATGGAGGTGTTGCATTTAACAATTATGTTTCTGCATCTAATGGTATTCAAATTGGTAGAGGTACTGATGATGAGGGAGGTAGAAACGCATTAAATATATCTCGTCAAAGTGCACAAACTGGTATTCAAATCAATCAAACAGGTGTTGGTGCAAGTTGGTTCATCGGTACAAGAGAGAATAATAATGGTAACTTAATTATCTCATCTTCAGCACAAGATAGATACATTGAATTTGTAAGTTCATCGGGTTGGATAGAAGTTAATTCTCAACAAACTAACTTTAATGGTAACGTTTCATTACGAAGTAGAACTGATGCTAGAAATATATTCACTGATTTAGGTAATGGATATACTGCACAATTCGATATAATTTCAGGAAGTAATGCGAATATCTCTGGTAGTTTATATGTTGGTGGAAACAAACAATTTAATGTTGGTGCATTTCAAAGTAATATCACACAATCAGGTTCTGCAAACGTTTCACAATCTATGCAATTTGAAGTAACTGATATATCAAAAGGTGTATCAATTGCATCTAATAGTAGAATTACCCTAGCGAATAGTGGAACATACAATATACAATTCTCTTCACAATTTGATAGAGTGACTGGTAGTGGAAATGATACAGTATATGTTTGGTTAAAGAAGAATGGAGTTAATTACAATTCATCAGCAG